ATTTGAATTCACACTCCACCATGATTTCAGTTAGACATGCCAGCATATTTATTTCTTGATCAGCAACAAAGGCAGACTGATACTGATACTTAGCAATGATAAGCACAGCAGCAGCAATTCCAGAACCTTCCATGGATGTATAACAACCATCATAAATGCTCCTAAGAAGTACAACAGGATCATTGTCCAGATTATCAACGACCCACTTACGTACCTTAGGAAAATCTTTTGTCTTGAGACTCCTAAAAAGTTCATTGGTCTGAACATTGGTAAATGCTGCAAGAATGCCTGAATCAATCTTACCTCCTGCCGAGTATCTCTGCAACTCATTCAGGACTCTCCTCCAATCAGGAAAGTGTTTATTAATAAGTTCTGCAAGAACCTTAGGTTCTGATTCTACTTTCTCTAGAACAAGAATTTCTTTAATTCTGGCAAAGAAGGCAGCTGCCAACTCTTGTCTGTCTCTTCCTTTGATTGAGAAGTCAATGACTGCGCATCTAGAATGGAGGGGAGATATGATTTTGTTTTTGTAGTTGCAGGTGAAGATGAATCTGCAATTGCCAATGAATTCCTCAGTAAATGCCCGTAGGCAGAGTTGAACATCTGGGGTTGTGTTGTCAGCTTCATCAATGATAACGACTTTGTGTTTAGCACTTGCTTGAAGCGATAAGGTCGAAGCGAAATTCTTCGCATTGACTCTGACAGTCTCGAGGAATCTTCCCTCATCGGATCCATTGATGACATAATAGTCTGCTCCTAATTCTTCACATAAAGCTTTTGCAACTGTGGTTTTACCACATCCTGGGGGACCTGCCAAAAGAAGATTGGGGACCTCCCCTTTATCTAGGAAATCTTGAAAGGTCTTCTTAATATTTGTTGGTAAAATACAGTCACTGATTTTCTTTGGGCGATACTTTTCAACCCATACAAATTCTTCACTCATAATTAAATCCAATCTGGTTTGCGTGATGGGATGCGTACATAATTATCCTTCACCCAAGGCTTTGATGCAATATACATCTTGTATGCATCAAATGTAGATATACTATCATCTAATTTGAATTCATCAGGCATTGCCCTGACAAATGGTGTTGGTTCTTTACCTGATCTTCCTGCTGGATCACCATACGGAAAGATCTGGTTTGCATGAGCAAGAGGTCTCAGACATGAGTGTATTTTACCATACCTTTCACTATATTCCTCACACAGAGCCAATCCATGCTGAATCAACCACCTCCAGTTAAGCACAAACTCACCTGCCCAGATGGTGCAGGGGTGATTCCTAAAGGCACCTTTCTTTGTAGAGTAAGGTGTACCATCATTCTTAGGCAAGGTTCCAAACCCACGCCCCCATTTCTCTGATGCTACAATGGACAGCATCTGACAGGTCTCAAGAGGCATCTTGACTATGTGCTTGTCAGGCAATACCCTGGCACACACCCTTGGATTTGGGTCAGTGACAAAGATGTTCATAGAATTTCCTTTGGTATAAACCAGTATGACACAGATTGCCAGTATTTGCCAAGTAGGTATGCCTGGTAGAAATCATTAAGATCTGCCCAGGAATTCCTATAAGACTTAGGGTAGATTGTTGTGCTCATCAAACAAAAAATAACAACATGAAAAAAGTTCCCAGCAGGATGATGACCCAGCTGGAATCCAAGAAGTCTTGCTTCATCATTGATGCTAAATCCTAAACCAAAATGTACATGAAGTTGGTCATGAAGTTTAGTATCTTCACCTATTCCAGGAATCCAGTTTTCTAAAAACTGGATGTAAGGATCAGGTTGCATCAACCAAATGTAGAATCAGGTTCAAGAGCAATGTAGTAAGTCAAATCATAATTCTGACTACTGAAGCGAGAGAGAAGTTTAGATGAAACTACAACATCATAAGTATCTGGAATGATCTTCAAATTCTCTTCCTTGAAGTTGAATGTGAATTCTTCATCAGACTCACCAACAATGATAGAGAAGTCATTGGAAGTGTCATTCTTCTTATCTCTAGCAACCAACTTGATCACACCATTTGCACCAATGACAGAAACATCAGGCAGTTGGTAGATAGATGATGCTTTCCTCAACTTCTCAAGTTGCTGTGATGTCAGAACAAAACAAACATCCTCAGATGGAAGAACAATAGGTTTGTCAGGAGGACCAACAATCACAGATGGGTCAGCAAAGAAATACTTTGAACGCATCTTACCTTCTTTGATAAGAACATACTCATCATTAGCAAAGTCAAGTTCAGGACTTTGGTGAAGGGACAGTCCATTGAGGAATTGATTAAGATCATAGATTCCAAAATCCTTTGGAATGTCTTCTTGAATAGTTGCCTCAGCAAGAATATTCTTCATCACAGACATAGAGCGCAGTTTGTTGCCACTCTTAAACAAAATGGACTGATTGATAGATGAAAAATTCTTGAGAAGAAGTGTTGTTTTATCAGAAAGTTTCATAGGGTTGCGAATTTTCATTACAGAGTCCAGCAAAGTGATAGAGAAGAATACAATAGTGGATGGCTTTTAGAATGTCTTGTTTAGACTTTCCTTCCTTCTTGCCAAATCGAGAAAGATACTTGATAGCATTAGATCTACAGAATGGTTCTGCATCACCAATACCTTCAATTAAATCAAGTGTTTGAGTCTTTGATTCAGGAGAAGCATAGTGTGAACGATAGGTGCCTCCAAGATATTCTTTAATTTCTTTAAGGATCACATCCTCATGATACTTCCAACGACCATTGTTATTATCTGGTGTGCTAGGAAGATCAGGAATATAAACTGAGTTAGTCATATTTGATTCTTCATTATTCAAGTCAATTTGGAATTCATTGAGTGAAATACGATCTCCACCCAAACTATCAATGTTGTATTCTGAATCTAAAAAGAGATTACTAGATCCACTGACAGTCACTCCATTACTCTCCCAAAAATCTTTGTAATCTTTTTCAGTAGCATCAGTGATTCTGTCACTTGATGCAGTAGAGGCAGGTGGTGAGTCATTCATAATTTCATCGTGTAAGAAACTCCAGGCATTTGCCATAATTATATCACTCCTTTACTAGTTTGACAACATTATCTGCTGCAGGCATCTCAAAGTCTGCATCAACTTTATCATACAGTTCCAAGAATGCTTGCTTGGTTTCATCATCAAATCGATTTACACAGACTTGAATTGCCTTTGCCTTATCATTGAAGATACTATAAGCACGAACAATATGAACAAGACGACGTGTACTGATCAGTTCATCAATACCACCATCATAGAAGGTCTTGCGAATAATGTCAGCCCAATCAACCAACTTCTGAATGAACTTCTCATCATGACAACCAACACTAGCAGAGTGCAGCAGCAGCATCTTCACCTCAGTGGCAGGGGAAGGATAGCTCTGCTCCAAAGTCACAGGGAACCTCTCAAGGAATGCTTCATTGAGAACATTGGTGCCAATGAAACGACCATCATCAGATCCTTTACCTTTGGTGTTAGCAGTAGCAATCACATTAAAACCTCTCTTAGGACTAACATACTTGCCAATCTTCTTCAAGAAGACACCTTTCCCCTCAAGAATGGACTGCAGACAAAGAATTTTGTTTGAGGCAAGATCGATTTCGTCAAGCAGAAGGATTGCCCCTCTTTCAAGTGCTTCAATGACAGGTCCATTATGCCAAACAGTGTCACCATTGATAAGACGGAAACCGCCAATAAGGTCATCCTCATCTGTTTCAATGGTAATGTTTACACGAATTATTTCCCTCTTGAGTTGAGCACACGCTTGCTCAACAGAGAACGTTTTGCCATTACCAGATAGACCTGTAATGAACGTTGGATAGAATAGATTGGACTCAATAATTTTTTTAATATCACTGAAAGGACCAAACTTGACGAAGGTATCATCTTTTTGAGGGATAAGGTTGTCTTGAGTTGGTGGTTCTGCAGAGGGAGAATTAAATGATACTTCCAAATCTTTTACAGTATCCTTAGTGACTTCTAGATTCCACTTACCACGTCCAACATTATATTCTTTTAACTTTTTAGCAACTGTCTGATATGATACATCATTCATGGCACACCAGGCACGAATGTCTGCTGTTACAAACTCAGTGCCATATGTGCTTTGAAGTGATGCTTTGATTGACTCAGTGGAAAGTCCCATTGGTTGTTTGTCTCAATAGAATAATAATACAGCAGAAAGGGGGTCTTGTGACCCCCCAGTGGACAGTTAGTTGACTGTCTTTTGTTGGTAGTAGTTTTCAGAGATGATCCTGGCAGCATATCCAGGATAGTGCTGTTTGACCATGGCACTGACTCCCATGGCAGTGATGGCACTATTGACAACCACTAGAACCTCTTTGGTGTCTTCAAGGACAATGTGCTTGAGTCTCAATTTAGATTTTTTCATAATGAAGATTTTCAACCGTAAGTGAATGTTTTACCTTTGATTTTGGTGTCTGCCTCACCAGTTTTACCTGGTTGCATCTTACCAACATTTATGCTCTTTGCGCCACCCAGTCCACCTTTTCTTGTAGCCTGTAGTGATGCACTACCACCTGGTTTCTTTTGAATCAGAACAGAGTCCTGTCCATACTTTTTACCAAGTGACTTGACAGCCTTACTAAACTTTCTCTTACCCATCTTACCAGAGCTGACAACATGACTACGCTCTTTTACTTTTGTAGTTTTGCCATCATCACCTCTCTCATCATATCTACCTGATACTTTGGTGGCACCAGGAAGACCTTTTCCACGAATGTCACGATCCATTTGTTGTGATCTTGCTCTATTCTCTGCTGAAGATTTGTTACCTCTCTCAGCAGAAACAATGGCAGTTCCACCTTTCTGTGACTTTGCTCTAATTCTGTTCAGAGATGACTCCTGAACAGAATTACATTCTAACA